TGTAAGTTGAGTATTGAGGTCTTCGCCACGCAGTTGCTCGGGACGCTTCTGCTCATACTCAGTTACCTTACGAATCTTGCGAGGGTCGATGTAGCGAAGTTCTGCAAGACCACCACGAGGATTTTGTGGGTCGATTACTTTATGATAGAAGAGTCTTCCGTCAACATACCACCTACGGAAGATTTCATACGAACGATTTTCAAAATCGAGGAGACGGAGAATTTCGTCAAACTCCTCCCTCATAAGTTTTTTAATTCTATCCGACGCCTTCAGGTTGGAAAGTTCCAACTCAACTGGTACATCATCAAAGTTTCCACAAATAGTTTCGTTGACAATATCATCAACTGCACTATCACACTCTGGTTGCAGAACCATCTCTCTATATCGAGAAATTAATTCATAATCATTACGAACAGTGCCATCAAAATCGACAGAGTATCCGTAGTATCCGCCACCTACAATAGGTTGCGAACCATCCATATTATCTTTTTGAACAAAAGAAGGCCCCTTAGGGACCTTCTTTGCTCTTTCAAGTGAAAAACCGAAGAGCTGAGACATTATATTTCTAAGTTATTGGTCCTGGTCTATTTATCAGTTGTTGGAACTGGGTGTTTCAGGAGTCCAGTATTGAACTTGAAGTTCTACAGTGAATTCTTCAATAGCATCGTTGTTACCGAAGTCGAGATCGATAGCAGCAATGTTGCTAGGGAATACGTTATAGAACTTGTAAGACTTAATAACTTTTGGTTTTTGACCATCTTTGACATCGCGTGCCAATTGGTGAACTTCCATATCAGCAAAGTAACCAGTGCTGTCATCTTCATCACCAAGACCAGCAGCAGATGTGAAGTTCTCGTTGTATGCTTGAATGCTAGATGCCCACAGTTCAAATGCGTCACGCAGTACGAAACCGCTATCGTTTTGAACGGTAATAGTCCAAGGTTCAAAGGTTCTATCACCAGCAATCTTCAATACGCGACCTCTGAAAGGAACTTCAATCACTCCAATCTGAGAGGAAGGAAGATTTGCTGCGCGAACAGTGAAGTTACCCAGATTAATCAGGGAAGAGTTGTTGATAATTCCAGAAGGGAATGCCAAGTCAACTTGGAATAAATTAGGACGAGCAAAATCGGCAGCTACATTTGCCTTAAAATCGTCAATAGTTCCTCTATTTGCCATTGTTTTTTAATGTCTCCGTCACATATATTTAGACCAAAAGATATTTTCACGCAAAAAAAGAGACCCCGTAGGGTCTCTTGATTATGTTTAGTCTTATCAGGAAGCGACTTCGGTAAATGCAACACCAGTTCTGGTTGCAGTGAAAGTCAGAGTAATGTAGTTGATTGTGCGTGTGGGTTTGACGAAGACCTCAGCGTAGAATTCTCCACGATCAACTGCTTCTGCAGGGTTGTTATCTTCATCACACTTGACCAAGAAGTCAGTAACACCACGACGACCTTGAACTTCACGCATGTAAGGTTCAACAATGTTCAGGAACAGAGAACGCTGTGCAGCATCATTCTGCTCAAACAGTTGAGACTTAGCAGCACCACTGACAACACGCTCGATAGTCAAGAACAGACGGCGAACATTGATGCGATCGAATGCCGAAGCAAAACTTTGTGCAGTCTTATCACCATACAGAACTGTTCCTTGACCAGGGAAAGAAACGATAGGATTAACTCTTGCGGAGTAAAGACGATCGCGTTGGGTCTTGTTAGGAGTGTATGCAAGTTTGATTGAATTTCTCAGAGTACCACGCTGGAAACCTGCGGGAGAGAACCAAGGCTCTGCAACCTCAGTTGTCTGCAGACAGAGACCAGCAACATCACCATTACAGGGGATGTAGCGATATACATCATTGTACTTATCATAGATGTACTTATAACCCGAGTCAAATACGACGTAAGAGCTAGAAGGTAAGGTATCGAAGAAATCAATAATATTGTTAGTAATTGTCTGAGCATTACTCAAACCAATGATATTACCGCGACGAGGTGATACAAACAACATGCAGTCACGACGCTCTTCAACAATATTCGTCAAAGAAGTAATCTTAGCAAGTGCTTCAGCATCACTAGCGCCAGAAGGACCAGTGAGGATGAAGTCAATCTGCTGAGACTCAGGATCTTCCAATAATTCGTATGCAGTAGCAACGTCAGTATTGGTTACGGTGTATACACCACCAGAGTTTGCATAATCAACACCACTTGCAAGACGATAGTAGTAGGTAGCATTATTCTTAGAACCTACGGTTGTGCGACCTGCGGGATAGTCAGTAGAACCAGCAGTAGAACGGAGCAGGTTGAATTGGCGACCAGCACTCAGACCCCAGTTACCATCAGCAGGAGTACCAGTTGCATTAAATACACCAGTCTCATGCTCACCCCAATAAATGTATTCGGAGCGTGCTTTCACAACATTGACATAATAGTTAGTTTCTCCAACAGATGTTTTAGCATCTGATGCTTTAGAAACACCAACAAAACGCTCAAGAAGAGCACCAGTAGTACCAGTGATTTTGCCGTCGATATCAACAACAACGATGTGCATTTCGTCACGATATCCACCCGCTTCAGTTGCCCACTTAGATGTGTTGGGGCGAACAGCAACATTAACCCACTTTACACCAGGGAGATACTCGCGCTCATCATATTCGTTACGAACAGCAGAAACTGTGACCGAAGTTGAGTTTGTATCAGCGACTGCATCAGTTGCTTTTAACGCAATACTATCTTTGTTCAAAGCAACATAGAGACGACGCTCAATTGTTGTATCGATAGCAGCAGTGTTATTACCCTGAGTAATTGCTTGACCATCAGCAAGGATGCCAGTAACACCACCAGAGGGAAGACCGATTTCCAGTTTCTTGTTGGAAGGATCCCATGCAAGAACAGTAACTGCTTCTTCAGAACCACCAATATTGATAGTTGTGCTAGCACCAGGAGTGAAGTCACCAACGATGGTATCTACTGTAAGGAGAATGCTATACTTATATACTTTACCAGCAGCACCAGATGCAGCAGAAACTGCTTCATCAGCAACAAACTCATGCTCGTTACCTGAACCAGGAGCAGTCATAACTGCAATTTGGTCAGCACCAGCATCGGTCATGAAGATACCGATGGAATTACCCTTAGTGCCAGGAGTTTTAGCAGCCCATTTCCAAGTATTATTTGCTTCCTCAAAGTTAGTCTCGTAATCTTGGAAGTTCTTAATCAGAGGAGCAGTTCCAGTATTAACAGCGTTCTTCAGTGCAGTATTTGCAACACGAACAGTTTTAAGAACACCACCATAGCTCAAGAATTGAGCAGCAGTATACCAATACTCGTAGTTAAAATCGTTGGGTTTACCAAAAACGTCTGCAAGTTCTCTTTCGCTAGAAATATCTACAATTTCTTCAACAGGACCTTGCTCAAAAGGTGCCGCAATAACGCCAATATTTGCGGTCGATTGTGTAGTGATTGTCGTCAGGTCTCTTTCCTGAATGACTACACCTGGCGAGGATTGATTTGCTGCCATTGTTTAAGTCTCCTAGATTGATGTCAACATCGGTTGTCTAAGATTATTTATATTTTTGAATCTTTACCTAAACTCCCACATATAGGACTTATCACCATATTCCGCGACTTGCCACACATCACCCTGAGCATCTGCAAAATATTCATCACCTAGTCCGTCATCTACAAATCCAAACGGTGCCATGTCTTGCTCAATGTTCTCTCTTTGATCATCGTAAATACGCTGACGCACATCATTATCATTCATTTCTTTAAAGTATGGTTGCATTGCCATCCAACCAAAAATAACAAGACACATAGCAAGGTCATCATTACATCCGTCTTCTGCGGCAAATGATTGACCCTTGACAATAAAAGTAGTTAGTTCTGCGATCGTATCGTAATCAGGAATGATGAGTTTATCTTCTTCAATGAGTGCTTTAAGATTAGAGCAACCAACTTGTTTGACAGCAGTTGACATCTTTACACCCAGTTGAGTCTTTTTACCAGAGAATCCTTGACCCAACTGCTGCCCTGCACGCCCGCGCATTGCTGCCATCAGTAGGTTTTCATATTCCAAATCAAACTGAATAATATCTGCAACCTGTCCGCCAATATCATTTACTTCACACAAGATGTAAGCATTATTATAGTTCTTTGCAACATCGATAATGACATTGGGGAATATGATAGGTTTGATCTCATTGTTCCTATAGCGAGCAACAACTTCATAGGGAACAGTTGTTGTGTCCACAACCACAAACGCAGAATAGTCATTAGATGTGCCTCTTGCTACGTCAACTGTTATGATATAATTTTTTTCTGGTTCAACACGCTTATAAACTGCAAGACCTTTATTCTGTGCAATTGGATCTGAATATGGCATAGTCCTCAACTTACTAGGACTAATCAAAGTATCAACAGAACCAAGGAACTCGCATTCAAACTCAACCTTAAACTGTTGCTCTGAGGTGTTCTTGATAGTTTGTTCTTTCCATGCAGCATCTCTACCAGGAACTGCAGACCAATGAACCTCTGTTGGAATATATTCGTTCTTACCTTTCTCTGCATCATGCCAGAGTTTATAGAACATATTCATCCCATGAGGAGTAGAGATGATAATAACTTTTGTTGATTTACCTGATGATATAGTAGGATAAACGGAACTAAAAAACTGATCAGCAATGTGATTCGGAACGAACGCGAATTCGTCCAGAAAAATAACATTAAAAGACATACCCCTGACGGCACTAGAGCTAGTAGATGCAGCCATGATTTTACTTCCATTCTCCAGTTCCAGACTACCTCTGTTCCATTGGAGGATACCTTGCTGGAGCCATTTGGGGAGGTTTTCATAAGATAGTTGTAATCTCTGCAGCATTTCACGAGAGGTTGCTGCTTTGTTTGCTAGAATTGCGACATTGACATTCGCATTAAAAAGAACATACCAAAGTAGGTATGAAGTAACGATGGTGGACTTACCAGACTGACGAGGTAACTTGGCAATATTAAATCTGTTGTCATGAAACTTCCTGGTCATATCGACTTGGAAATCATACATGTCAAAAGGAATCAGACCTTTATCAAGAGAAACGATCTTGATATAAGTCTGAATAAAATATACAGGATCCTCAGAACATTTGATATACTCCTGAACTTGATCGGGAGTAAAGTTTGTAGGAACGTTTGCTTTCTTTAGATTGGGATTACCAAGATATTGTTCAGTACTCATTTTCTATTTCTCACAGGCCAAGTGAATTCCATTCCTAATGTTAGTAGGATTGCAAATCCAAACACAAAGATTGGGGTCATACTAAAGTCCCGTGCTCTTTACGAATCTCACGCAACTCTTCAAAGTTTTTCTGCTTGGTTCCGCCATCATATGCCCAGGCGTAACCTTCTTCAATCATTTTTTCGTTGAGTGACAGTTCAGCATCTCCGATGTAAAGCCAGCCAAGGAGTCTGCCATATTTACCCATTCCACCCACAAGCTCAGTTCTGATAATAAGATCTTCTTCTCCAGCAATTGCTGAGTCAAGATGATTTTTAAGCCAGTTTGTCGCGTCAATTCCAAGTGCTTTCTCCTCTAAATCTCTAGTTCTTTTTTCGGGCGTGTCCACACCAGCAACTCTAACTCGTTCTTTTTTAAAAAGATCAAATCCGAGGTCAATAGTGACATCAATAGTATCTCCATCAACTACTCTGTTGATCTTGATCACTCGGAAGTTGTAACAACTCTTCCGACTTGGGGGTGTCATGGCTCCCATGTGCTTCTCGCTCGTCAATACCTAGTATATAGACGATAACGTAAAAAACTCCTGCAAGTAGTATTAGCAGAGAGATAACAATACTCCAGGTTACATCATTAATATCTTCAAGAGGGCGGAGGAGGAGGTTCATTCCAATCCGATTTCAACTTATTATATCTAGGATTAATCTTTGCCTCATGATGGCACATTATACTGAACTCATCACAGCATTTGCACCAGGCTCTTCTAGCATCTGGCGCACCTAATGCTTTTTTCGCCACAAGTGTAACCACTCCCTCCAAAGGCTTGCACATTCATCACTCTTCTTTTGAAGGTGGGTTTCTCGGTACATTAAAGGGCTCCCAGTGCTCCCATCCATATTTATGTACGAGATGCATACCAATGATGGGAACAAATACTAAGAAAAACCCCATGACACCTAGTGCCCATGGGGTTTGCATTACTGATCTAACAAACAGTTGAATATGTGTCATGCTGGAAAATCCCAATCAATTCCTAGTTGATGTAACTTATGTGATGGTCCCCAACCACCAGTATAGATGTAAGGCACGGTACGAATCTGACATTGATCGCCAGTACAGAGAAGATCATCAACAATACGCCATGATTCCATTACTTCATCAGCATGAACAAAGTGAGATTGATCTCCATTGAGTGCATCATAAAGAAGTTTTTCATAACCATCAATCGCCCTATCTTGAGGATATGCATGTGTTAGAGTTGCTTCTTCCAAATCATTATTCAAGCCAGGAGATTTGATATCCATACGAATATCAAGATGAGGGTTAGGTTGCAGACGCATAACAATACGATCATTTGTTTCACCTTCATAGAGTTTTAATGGGGGTGCTTTGAGTTTAATCACAACTTCAACGCATCCATAAGGCATCTTCTTACCTGTCATGACGTTAAAAGGAACTCCTTCCCAACGCCAGTTATCGACGAAAAGAGTACCAGCAAAATAGGTAGGAGTGGTACTGTCAGGATCAACGCCCTCTTCACTGCGGTAGCCATCGTATTGTCCCAGTATGATAGTTGGTGACATTCTAGTTGCTGCTAAGACTTTTGTCTTCTCACGTCTGAGTTCCCTAGCATTCATACGAGATGGTGCTTCCATAGCAATTAGCGCAAGAACCTGAAGAACATGGTTCTGAAGCATATCTCTAACTGCACCAGAAGTTTCGTAGTATTGACTACGACCTTCACAACCAATAGTCTCAGTTGCAAAGATTTGAATTTCATCTATATACTGCCTGTTCCAAAGTGGTTCCAACAGAATATTACTAAACCTAGTAGCAAGTATATTATTGACAGTATCTTTACCGAGATAATGATCAATGCGATAGACTTGCTTTTCGCGTAGATGTCGCTCCACCACATGCTGTAAATTATCAGCAGATTTATAATCGTGCCCAAAGGGTTTCTCGATAACCACGCGGGAGTGATCTGGGTCATCCAAGAACCCAGCCTCTTTAAGATTGATGATTGCATTTGCATACCTCTCTGGTGGGACAGATAAGAAATAAGTTGTGTCTGCACTATCATCATGAAGTTTCATCAGACTTTCTTGGCAATCAAGATCGCAAGAGATGAAGTCCATCCAAGTGGTGAACTCTTCAGGATAATCTCCTAGTTTCTCTAACCAAATATCTTTAGGAAGATCTCTACGAGATGCTCCAACAATCAAAATATTTTCTGGTAGAAGTTTCTTTTTCCATAACTGATAAAGTGCTGGAATTAATTTCTTCTTACACAAATCTCCAGCAGCACCAAAGATAACGATGCGTCTAGTGAGCGGTTCCGTTTCCATCATACTTGTCTGTTTCGTAGTAGTTATTTTCACC